GGTGCCGGATGAATAGAAGATGGCGACTGATGAGGCGGGTTGTTTGTAAGAAATAATTACAATCCCAGATCCTCCTGCGGCCGCTTGGGTTCCTGCATAAGAACCTCCACCACCTCCTCCTTGGTTGGTGCCACCGGCAGTCGCGGCTGGAGCTAAATTATATTTTTCTCCATTACCGCCGCCGCCAGACCCGCCAGGACCAAGAGCACCAGAACCTGCTCCACCACCGCCGCCTGCATAAATAGCAAATGGCCCTAAAGAATAAGGAGCGCCATTTCCGCCAGAACCGCCAGAACTGCCAGAACCATTACCTCCGGTTCCCGTAGATGTATTAGCTCCTCCTCCGCCGCCGCCTGCCGCGCCGCCAGTGGCCCCAGACCCTCCGGCATATCCTTGTGCCGGAGTTGTTGCAGGGCTGGGCGAGCCACCAGCGCGTCCTGTATATGGCGGGCTACTATCAGTTCCGCCGCCTCCACCTGAGCCTCCATCAGCCCCTTGCGCATTTGCGTTGCTAAAAGCCCCGCCGCCACCGCCGCCTGCGGACCTATATGCAGAATAAGGAGATGAACCTATGGCTATATAACTATCGGTTCCAGGATTACCTTTTACCGATCCAGATCCACTACCAGCGCCAGCGCCACCAACTTGGATTGCATAAGTAGTTCCAGCAGTAACCGCAACATTGGTCGCTGTCCTAAAACCACCTGCGCCGCCGCCACCAAATCCTCCGCCACCGCCACCGCCTGCGACGATTAGATAGCTGTCAATTTGCGTGACGCCCGTCGGTGCCGTCCAGTTACCTGACGCCGTAAAGGTTTGAACAACAGTTGCCTGCCCCTTGCCGCCGCTCGCCAAAAGCAGGTTAAGAACGCCGCTCATTAGGTCAATCCCGAACCGCTGATCAGCCAAGTTGTTGAAGCGGTTTTAATCGCCGTCGCCATCCCGTATTGCGCAAGTGCGCGCGTTCCGGTTGTTCCGGTGCCGGATAAATACATTGTGTCTGACGATATGGCGATTGAGCAGCTGCTTGCGTTCATATTAATAAACGTCAGCACTGTTCCAAGTGGATAAGCAACGCTGCCATTTGCAGCAATTGTAATTGTTGCGCCACCTGCACTAAAATAAAGATGTTTTCCACTATCAGAAAGAACGGTTGTATATCCGTTTCCTTGTGAGTTTTGTGGAACCTCTAAATAGCCAACATTGACGTTAACGCCGGGATTGGTGAACGTGTAGGTGAAAGATCCAGCAACAGCTGCGGTATTAAGGGTTGCAGTGCCCGATGTGCTACCCGCAAGAACCAAAACACCGGCTGCGGTTCCCGCGACACCAAGCGTAAATGTGCCCCTTGTCGTGCTAAATTGCGCTGTCTGGCCACCGCTATTCCAAATAGATAGCGGAAGATATGTGCCTGACCCATTAACTCCAGATACAAGCTGGACGTCTGTGCTTGCATTTGTTGCAATCAAAATCTTGCTGGCATTTGTTGGATCAGAATTATTCGTCGCCTGCCAACTTGCAGCAGTTGATGTGCCATTTGGCAGCGCGTAAATGCCCGTCGAGCCGTTTGTTGTGCTTGTTTGAAAAGCAAGCCGCGTAGATACAGTTGCGTTTGAAAAGTCACCAAGAAAACGCGCGCTCGCAGTAGAAATAGTTAAACTGTTTCCAAAAGTGACATTGCCACTGGAATCAAGCGACAGGTTCGCCGTGCCGGTGTTAGCGGCGTTCGTGATCGTATCGCATTTTACTGTTGCAACCATTGCGAACCTCTAGAAAATTTTAACAGCTATGCGCCAATTGAGCCACTTATTTCTTGCTAGTTAAATTTAATGATTACGATTCCAGAACCGCCATTGGTGCCATAATAGCTTGGCGGATATCCGCCTCCGCCTCCGCCACCGCCTGTATTAGGCGATCCTGCTACCGGTATTGTGCTTGGGAAAGTGCCGCCACTGCCTCCGCCGCCTAATCCACCTGCGCCGACATTGGTTACGTCGTTACCGCCGCCACCTCCGCCGCCTGCATAATAAACGCCACCAAATGTTAGGCCATTGCCGCCATTTCCTGCTTGGCCCGTAGCGCCGTTATTTCCATTAATGCTCGCACCACCACCGCCACCGGCATTGCGCTTGGCGCTATAATAGCCGCCAGTGCCGCCATCATACCCTTGGCGAGCAGGGCTTGATACACCAGTTCCTCCAGCTGTATTAGAAGGAAAACCTCCTCCACCACCACCGCCAGAACCACCATTCGCTCCATTGCCATTGTAATATCCACCACCGCCGCCGCCTGTTGCGGTTACAGTAGAAAATGGAGCCGTTCCAGATAATGTTGAGTTGCTGCCATTGCCGCCGGGCGCGCTGCCCGTATTACCAGCATTGCCGCCAGCGCCTATTGTCGCGGTTAATGTATTGCCAGCAGTAACGGCAATGCCTGATGCCGTAACAAAACCACCGGCCCCTCCGCCGCCTCCTGCATTATCTCCGCCAGCGCCACCACCAGCAACAACAAGATAATCAATTGATGTGCAGCCGGTCGGAATTTTTACAGTAGCTGTAGAAGTGAACGTAATCGCTGTAGCTGCGGCAATTTTATAAGTTAAAATTACAATTCCAGACCCGCCTGCACCGCTGTTAGAACCGGGACCCCCGCCGCCGCCACCACCACCTGTATTAGCTGCTCCATTGGAACCTACGCCGCTTGCGGCCCCATTGCCGCCGCCGCCATTTCCGCCTAGTCCTGCCGTTCCTCCACCTGGGCCATAAATGCCGCCGCCGCCACCGCCTGCGAGATAACCGCTATAGCCAGAATAAGTATTAAGGCCTATTCCGCCATCACCTGATTTGTTTGGGTTTGGGGTATAAGTCCCATTGCCCCCAGCTGCTCCAGCGCCGCCGCCGCCGCCCGTGCTGCCTACACCGGGAGAATTTACCGCATCGCCGCCTTTGAAGCCTTGTGGTGCTGTTCCGTTTCCGCCCGGATAAGTTCCATATCCAGCACCGCCGCCAGAACCGCCATTTGACCCAGCTGCTACAGCGCCTCCACCACCGCCGCCGACTGCTGTTGTCGCACCCGGAAAAGAGCTAGGGCTCCCATTATTGCCTTGTCCAGCAGAGGCCGTGCCACCGCCGCCTACGGATACTGTGTATGAAGAACCAGCTGTAACGGAAAGATTTGATCCGGTAACATAGCCGCCAGCACCACCCCCGCCGCCATATCCGCCGCCGCCTGATGCGCCACCGGCAACTATTAAATAACTATCAAGTTGCGTCACGCCTGTAGGCGCAACCCAGTTTCCAGAAGCATTAAATGTTTCAACAATTGAATATCTTGCCGCACCACCAGCAAGAAAGAAATTAAGCGCCGAAAACATTAGGGCGTATATCCCTGTGAGGCAGATCCATACCAATTTGTGCCATCAGCAACAAAAGTAAAAATATCCATCCTGCCAGCGGTTGCGGTAACAGTTGGCGTTCCTCCGCTATTCCATTTAACTGACGACCACGTCACTGCGCCATTTCCTGTTGATGCAGCTTGACGAACAAGAAGTATAAATGATTTGCCAGCAGTCGCCGTTGGCATTGTAACTGTGCATGTTGTTGACGCCGTTAGCGTCAATGTTTGCACAGTTCCGTTTGAAAGAGTTGGCGAAGCTGATGTAGTAACAGTTCCGATGTTGAAATATGTTTCAATGTAATCGGTGATTGTTGGGTTAGTAATTGTTGGTGCCGTTGCTAAAACATTATTTCCTGTGCCGGTTACAGTCGTAAAGCCAACAACTTCAGAATCCCAAGACGCGGCGGTAGTGCCTGATGTCAGGATACAAATAAGACGAAGCGTTGTGCCGGGCAAGCATGTTGCAACGAGATTGCTGCCTGACGAATTAACCGTAATATTAGCAGTGCTATTATTGACGATATTGAAAGTCCAACCCGTCGCAAGTGTGCTTGTTACTGGAAGAACAACTGTCTGCGCCGTTGAGCCAGTAAAGAATTGATAAAATGTGCTTGAAGATGTCAGCGTAACGGGACTTGCTGATGTAACCGTTGTCGTATAGCCGACAATAGTTGCGTATGTCGCAGGTCCAAGCGACGACCATGAAGTAACGCCAGCAGTTGTCGAGGAAAGATATTGACCGTTCGCTGTCGGAGCGGCAGATGGAAGCGTCACTGTCCAAGGGACAGCAATCGTCAGCGGAACCGTTATATTAACGTATCCAGATGTGTCGCCGTATAATGAAATTGTGCTCATATTATACCACTACCCAAGCTGAACCTGATGGAACCGTAACTGTAACGCCAGAATCAACAGAAATTGGCCCAGCAGATATGGCGTTATAACTAGCAGGTATGCTGTAACTCGAAGAAACCGTCGTAGCATTTACAAGTAAACCATTTGACGCGGCGATCTCAGGCGACGTTAGCTGACCCGTTGCAGGGTTGTAAGTGTATTTTGGGCTAGACGTATAGAAATTTGTCGGCGTTCCGCCAGTAATTGCGGAGAAAACCGGATATTCGTTGCCCGTCGTCGAAATATCATTTGAGATTGATATTGACGCGCCTGCACCCGTGGGGCCTGTCCAGCCGGTAGGTCCGGTATCGCCCGTAGGCCCAGTGACAGTAGATGCGGCTCCCGTAGGACCTGTCGCGCCGGTTGGGCCTGTCTCGCCAGTTGGTCCCGTAACAGTTGACGCTGCGCCCGTAGGGCCCGTCTCGCCCGTAGGTCCCGTCGGGCCGATATCTCCCGTGGCTCCCGTGGGACCCGTAATTGCTGGCCCTGTCCACCCCGTAGGTCCGGTCTCGCCCGTAGCGCCCGTGGCTCCAGTAGCGCCCGTGGGTCCTGTAACTGTGGAAGGAGCGCCCGTTGGTCCCGTCTCACCCGTGGGTCCCGTAGCGCCTGTCGCGCCCGTGGCGCCTGTAGGCCCCGTAACTGTTGACGCAGCGCCCGTAGCGCCAGTTGCGCCCGTAGGCCCAGTTGCGCCAGCGGCTCCCGTCGGGCCGGTAACAGTCGCAATCGCGCCGTTATCGACCCACGTTGTCCCGTCCCAAACCCAAAGATGTTGATCGTTTAAGGTGACATATGCGTCACCTGTCGCCCCTGTATAGCTGCTAGGATAACCCGGCAACGCGGCGGCATTGGCGACCGTGCCCTTATAGCTAATGCCTGCGCCAGCTGGTCCCGTGAAGCCAGTCGGGCCAGTTGCGCCCGTCGGGCCCGTAACATTAGATGGCGCACCCGTTGGGCCCGTCGCACCTGTGGGACCGGTAACTGTTGACGGAGCTCCCGTTGCTCCAGTGGCTCCCGTAGGTCCGGTAGGTCCCGTATATCCAGTAGGCCCAAGACCGCCGCCGGGTCCTTGCGCGCCCGTAGGGCCCGTCCAACCCGTAGGGCCCGTGTCTCCAGTGATTCCTGCGCTGCCCGTGGCCCCCGTGGCCCCTGTAGGCCCTGTGGCCCCAGCTGCGCCTGTTGCACCCGTTGCGCCCGTAGGTCCCGTTACAGTTGACGCGACGCCCGTGGCTCCCGTCGCGCCCGTAGGTCCCGTCTCGCCAGTTGGGCCTGTAACATTAGATGCTGCGCCTGTGGCGCCCGTAGGCCCCGTATATCCCGTAGGCCCCGTGGGTCCGGCAGGCCCCGTATATCCCGTAGGTCCGGTGACGCCTAATCCAGCGATTTGTGCAGACGTAACGCGAACTGATGTGCCGGACTGAACAGCTTCAAGCTGCTCTGTGCCACTTAACGAGATGGCCGCTGGCAAATTTGGAATCTGGACATTGCTCACGATAACGGCCCCGTCTGCGGTATTTGATCCATATTATACGGTATTCCAGCGTTTGCTGTAACCATTTTTGTTGTGCTGGTAAGTAAAGATCCAGCAGCAACTACAGGGTTAGGCAAATAGGTAAAGGCCGTATTGGATGTAACCGTAATTGAATAGAATCCATTGGCTGTATCAATCGACAAGCCCTCAACAGCTATCTGATCATTTGTCGCAAGACCATGTGCTGATGAGCAAGTAACAGTAATGATACCTGTTCCGTTGGAAGTAACAGAAACAAGAGATAATGTTACATAATAATCTGTTGTCCCTTCAAGCGGCATAACTGCGTTTTGATCAAGACCTGGCTGATTACTAAGTCCTCTTGGCGCTTCGCCAGTTTGTTGCGTAACGCGCGTATTATTGTTTTGAGTAATACGCGTATCGCCGCCAGGAACAGGTATGCCCGTCTGCGTATTAGTCGTATTTCCTTGCGTAATACGATAATCAGATTCTGCCGTTGAGTAATCTTGGATACGCGGATTAAGGATTGGCGTAGGATCAGCCGGAACAACGATAGCGCGCAATTGAGATTGCGGCACATCATTGCACTCATTACAGACAAGAATGCGCTTATTGATCAGAGAAGCGCCAGCCCAATCATACTGCCACTGCAAATTGACATGATTGTAGAGAAACCCGCATCGATCGCAGATACCAAATGCGCGAGGATTTCTCGCGCTGACTTTGGCGCGACCATGCGGCCTCATCTAAAATATCCGCTAATTTGAGGCGAAATATATTGCTGGGCAGTTTCAACATTTTGAGCGGCGGCGATGCTGTAAGCCTCATCAGCCATTGGCTTCATAATAGCCGCTTTTTCTGGAGCCCAAATCATCGCAAGGCGCTCTGCAAGGCCGTAAACCATCGCTTCCAGCCATATCGGAGGGACGTCAACTTGCTCTGTTCCGTTCATATTGGCGTCTTGGAGGCGTAAAACAGAATAATATTTTAATGATGTTTGCGTTCCATCAGGAACAGGCCACAAGTAAAGACCAGGATTTAACGTTCTATCAAACCATATAGTCGTCGGGAAACCTTGCTGCGTTTTATTAGGGTAAGACGCATATTCAGTTCTACTGATTGGCAGAATAATACGGTCAATCGCTGGTGTGCCATATGAGATATAGGCATCAAGAATCACAACCGTGCTTGCGTCAACTGAATAAAATGATGTGCCAGCGACAAGTGGGACAGTGGTAAGCTCAACCTGCCAAAGATTAACACCTTGGTTGCTCCAACGCGTAAACATCATATTTGTTGCTGTTCGCGCAGCATCCATGTGCTCTTGCAAAAGAGCAGTGGGGCGAACGCCAATTAGCTGATAGGCGTATACCGTAAGCTCGCCAAGAGACGGATTGAAAGTATATGTTCCGCTCGTGGCCATCTATTCATCCTTAGCTAATCTGCCAAACTGCGATAACAACTGATGGGCAAGCAGGCATGGCTGGAGATACGCCAGGAACAGCCGCTTGGGCGCCAGTTGCTAGAATCTGTGTGCTATTATCCTGCCCAGCCATAAATAATTCGTAATAATCGCCAACAGTCGTGCAGTCCAAATCAAATGTAGCGACAACAGTTATAGGCTCATCCTTTACTGTTGCGACAATCGTGCTGCTATTATCGACAAGATTTCCGTTTTTCTTAAAGAAAATGTTCAACCATTTTGCGCTGGCCGAACCTGAGTTGTGGCCAATCACAGAAAATGTAAAGCAATAATTGCCGATCTGCGGCAATACAATTTGCGTATTACTATTTAATGTAATGCCAGCAGCATTTAACGTCGTATTATATGTGATCGCTTGCGAATTTGCCGCATTCAATACTGTTTGCGTCTGAGTGCTGGAAAATGTCGCGTGAGGTCCGGGAGGTATGTGATGAGACATTACACAACAATCCAGTTCGCGTTATTAGAAACTACGAAATACGCCTCGTATCGAACGGCCAATACTTGTTGTGCTTGACCATCAATTGTTTCAGAGCCAAATGCGTCAAGCGTGATAACGCCAGTTCCGCTATTCTTAATAATAAAATATTGCCCCTCTTTACCAATCGCTGTAGGCAGCGTCACGGTAAATGTTCCAGATGTGCAATTTACTATGCAATCTGTATTTTGGACAATGTAAGTAGCCGACACACCCGTATACGGAAGCGTCGTAGACGCAGTGCCGCCTGTGCCAGGTATCCAAGCAGGTCCACTCATTTGTTCACCACGTTAAACTGAGCAAAGGTAGCCGTTACGGAACCCGTGCCGCTGTTTAATAAAACGCGCGCAAAAGTTGGCGTAAATTGAAAGTTAGAAAAAACATTGGCGACAGAAGTCACCGCATCCGTGTCATTGGTGTTTAGCCACTCAACATTCTCAATTGTGACAGGATTCGTCGGACTATTTGGATCGTCCATTGTCACTTGAATCGTGTAATTAACAGTTCCAGAAACATTGCATTGAATAGCAGTCTGAGCATCTGCCCAGCTATCAAAACGCAACCAGCTAGAACCAGCAACGCCATTTGTGCCAACAGTCACGCCACTTACGCTTGTGGCGCCGCTTGCAGCCACGCGAGTTACGGTCGCGAAGTCTAACGTGGTTGCAACAGTGCTGCCGCTTGTGCCTTGCACCGTCTCAGAAATCGTTTGACCGCCAATCCAAGTTCCGTAAACTGTAAATGTAATGCCGCTATCATTGCCGACATTGGTAATTAAAACTTGCCTTGGCTCATCCAAAATGGCGACACCGCTGCTTACAAGAGCGCCATTAAGAGTAAGATTCGCCGCTCCAGCAGTCGTCTGGCTTAAAGCAATCGCATTGGCGCTTGCCGCAGCTAAAGGGCCAACAGTAACATAAATAGGCTGCATCAGCGTTTTCCTTTTGTATGGCCGGCTCTAGCAGCAGCCACATTATCTACTAAATTCGGATAAGGGCGCCCGGCGGCTCTGGCTTTAGCCTTGGCTATCTTAACACCTTTTGAGCTAAGAGCCTTGCTCTTTGCGTCTTTTGGTGCATCTTTTTCCCAAAATGGCTTGCTCATCAGCAATCCCACTTTCGCAATGATTTATTGATTCGGCTATTTGGATCTGCCGCAGCTGCGGCGCCCGTCAATTTCTTTTTCATGCCTGTCATTCTAGCACAAAAAGAAGAACGGCGTGATGCAGCCTTTGGACTTTTCTTTGCTTGTTCGCTTGAAACAGGCGGCTTTAAATTATGGCCTTCTCGCTTTGCGGAAGCGCGCCCCTTGGCGTTTAAACCGCCTTCTGGGTTTTTTCCTTCAGATCTTTGCCAAGCAGGAGACTTTGCCATAATGCCCTCTTACAAAAAACGGGAGCGTTACCGAACGCCCCCGTAATATCGCATACCAAGGAGCAAATTAGTAGTGCGAAGCTTTACCGCGAGGTGAGCCAGAAGCAGCTGACGAAAGAACGCCGCCGCCGCTCTTACGAGCAGGACGCGCAGCTTTCGACATTACGTTGCCGCCTTTTTTCATGCAGCCGCCGTGAGCTTTTTCTGCCTTACCGCCTTTTTTGAAGCGTTCAGCCGTAACGAATGAATCGTCTTCGGTTCCTGATTTTTTTGAAGAAGCAGAAGCGCCTTGAACCTTCTTAGAATCAGTTCTTGTGTAAGCACCCATTGTAATCTCCTATTAAGCGTTGTTTGCTTGAATGTATGTAACGATCAGCTTGCCTGCGCCAGGCGTAGCACTTGGGGCGCCGCTATCAATCCAGATAGCAACATCAGATGTGCCAACATCCTGCCAAACGCCAGTGCGCGTAGCATCAGTGCCTGGATTAAGAGAAAGCAAGCCAACAGCATTCGCATTCGTCGCAGCAACTAACTCAGTAGCAGTTGATGACGTTCCAACGCTTAATGTGTAAGTCGTCGTCGCGCTCGACCATGCAACATCAACAAGAACGTCAATGCTAACGATCGTGCTGTTTGCAGGAATTGTAATTGCAGTCTGCGCTGATGTCGTTGACTGAACAATGTCAGCCGATTGAGCCATAAGGCAAAAACCAACATTCTTGATTGAGCCAACTGTCGTTCCAGTTGTATCAAGAACATTGCCAGCCTTTATAGGGCCGGTGAACGTAGTCGTTCCCATTTAATTTACTCCTTCTGCACAAGGTTTAATTACGTTGTCTGTGCAGAGTCCGCTTGGACGGTCAACGTAACTGATGTTCCAAGATGGAAGTGGGCTCATTAAAGAGCCCACTTTTATTTGATTTACGTTGGGAAAGATCCGAAGATCGAACGCCAGTTGTAATAGCCGAAACTGTAACGTTCATAACCCTTTACGAGTAAGTTGTCAGTCACAAAATCGACTTGCATGTCGGACTCGAACTTTACGCGCTCCATATATGAGAGCCCATCAATGTTCGTGAGCAAGAACCATGCACGAGCAGACGTCAGATAGTCGTTGACCATGTAGCCTTCTGGCAATCCGCCAGCAGTCATCATGATCGCATTGACGTCATTATCTGCCGTTCCTGGGCGCAGTTCAGTCTTAGTAAGACGAATTGCAACTGGTTCCAGAGCAGGCGGAACAACAAGACGACGACCGCGAGCAAATACTTTAAGACCAGCTTGGTCTTTAAAGTTTGTTCTGATCGAAATCATGCCGTTCAACAACGTCGCTTCGTTCAGATCAACATCAACCGCAGGACGGTTAGCAACCGTGCCGCCATCGATAGGATGGTCTGTAGCGATAAGGGCCTTACCGTCACCGCCGATCGAAGCATTATACGTCGTCGCCGTGTTTAACACGTTGGCGCCGTAAATTTCCTTCGTCTGCTGGAACGATTCAATAAGGCCAAGGTTCGATGGCATAAACTGTGTCTTATACAGGTTATCATCGATTGCCTTACGCGTAATCGCATAGCCTAGAGCAATTTCAGTATGCTCTTGGTTATAGACGTAGCGTTCGCCAGCGCCGTTATCGAAAGCGGTCTGAGCGCCTTCGGTTTTCAGCTGTGCAAGACCAAGGAAGCGCATTTCAGCGGTGCGTTCCAAAGCCATTTTTGAATCATGCTTCGTGAAGATCTTGTCGTATTGCGACGGGATCTGCTCGTATTTGCCTTCAACCCCACGGAGACCGGGGAGGAGAAGGTCTTTAATGGCAGAAAGATTAACAGCCATTGGTCCTTACTCCTTAGATTGTGACAAGCGTCTTGGTCGAGACGTTCAAGAAGCCAACAATAACGTAGTTAGCATTCGAGGCCGTATCGGTGCCGTTTGAACCTGGCGGGTCAGTGACAAGACTGATGACGCGGAAAGGAGCCGTCGAAGACGTTCCAAGCGTTTCAACATACATGCCAGAGATGCCGTTCGCCGTGTTACCAGCGGAGCCGCCAGCAAGCGAAATTGAGGCGCCAACGCCAGCCTGCGTCACATTCGTGGTGCTGCCAGCTTGCACAAGGAAACGAGCGTTTGGATCGTTTACGACGTAAGCATAGACAACGCCATTGTTGTCTGAGCCCGGCCAGTAGTTTGACCAAACAGTGCGCTTCTGAGACGTTGAAAGATATTTACAGCCTTGGAACACGCCAGCAAGCTGCGTCGTTGGCGCATCGCCAGCGCGCGTGATCGTGCCGTTAGTGTCTTGAAGGACAGCGTCACCAAAGAAAATAGCAGTCGTATAGTTGGAAGCAATCTGCATCTCGACTTGTTCATAAGTCGGGGCAGAGCCGTTCCCGCTATACTGACGAAAACCGAAAGGCGCGAACGTATTCGCCATGACGGGTTCTCCTTATATAGGAGGCTCATCATCGCGCGCCGGGGCGAGTATAGAACCGGGGATTGGTTAATATCTCCGCACCGGGGGAGACGGGGCAAGCGCAACTGCACCGGGAGCGCGCTTATAGATAGCCTGTAGTAATTATTGCAAACATAGACTTAAAAGTAAAGAGCCCCCGAAATTTCTTCCGACGGCTCTATTTTTGGGTAATAAGAAAAGCGTTTTATTATCTTTTTACTTCTCAGGAACAGGCATAGCCTCAAACGATTTCTTGATGTTTGGCTTAACCTGGGCATGATCGCGCGTAAGCGTTCCATCAGGCGTTCCAGCAAGCTGCGCCTCTTTATGGCGAACTTGATTGCGCGCTTTGACCAATTCATTGCGACGGCGCTCATCAATGATTTCCGTCGGGCATTCCATCAGAATCATGCCGTCACGCGTAATGACCTTATGGTCAGTATTGTGCGGCATCATGTTAGGATGGCGATGAACAGGGACAGCCGTCCAGCCTGCGCGGGCTAGTTGAACCTGATAGGCAGGATCTTCTTCTCCATAAATGGTGTGGCGCTTCCATTCATACGTCCAGCCGTCTGGGATGATATCAATGTCAATGAAGAACTTGTCTTCAGAATCGCTGACTTCATCCTTCAAATGCCCACGCAATTCTGCGGCGCGCTGGGCGGCTCTTGATAAAGAATCTTCTTCGCGCATAGGGCCTCTCAACGTATCTTGTGGCGCTTCTGTAGCCACAGCTGGCTCATCAGCCTTCAGATTGAGAAGGCCGCGAGGGCGTGGGTTACGCTTAATTACAGTTTCCATCTATATCTCCATTAATGTGTAAGCTTGCCTTCTTCGCGAAGCGCCAGCATGGCCGTGGCATATTCCTTTTCAGTCATGCCCATCATTTTAGCCGTATCAGCCTGTTCCCTTGTCAAACGGACAACGCCAGGGCGCGTTCCGTTACCGCGAGAGACAGGAGCAGCTGGAGGCGATACTGACTTGCGAGGTGCTGGCGCCGAAGCGGCAGACAATGGCTCTGGAGCCTCTTCTTCATATCTGCGAACGCCAAGGCGTTGCTCAATGAAGCCAAAATATTCTGGCGTATCCGCCAAGATACCTTCATCAAGAGCGTCTTCATGCGCGCGGAACATTTTTCTGATGCTGCGCTCATCTTTTAAGTTGTCGCGGTTATCTCGCAGCCAAGCAGCAGACGCTGGAGAAACGGCTTGCGCCATTTGCTCAATAGGATCTGCGGCTGGAGGCGATACTGGCCGCACTGGTTGAGCATTGGATTCCTCCATTTGCTCTTTGAGGGCTTTTTCGCCTCTTTTCAGATCAGACAACTGACGATCATTCTCAATCATCGCCTGTTGGATATCAGCAGCCTTGTCAAAATCGCTAACCGACATTGATTCGCGGTAGGCGTTCTTCAACATTTCAGCGCGGCTCTTTACCGTCTCAATCGCATTCGTCACCAACTGGTAATTTGTATCTTTTACCTCTTGGTAAGCCTTGTTGATCTGGTTATTTGCCTGATGCGCGCGGCGTTCAGCCTCAATGCGAGCCTGCTTTTCTTGTTCAAGGCGCTTTTTAAGCTCTTGAATGCCGTCTTCTGGCGCTACTTCTTCAGTTTTCTCAGCTTTCTTCGCTTTTTTCTCTGGTTCTGGGTCATCTTTGACCTCAACTTTAAGCTCATCGTCCTTTTTTGGCTCTTCTAGCTCTACTTCAATATGTTCTTGTTCATCAGACATATAATTCTCCTCACCAAACCTGATCTGGGCCGGAAATTCTTGCCTTTACTTGCGTATCAGCCATCATTCGACACAAAACGCCGTTAACTTTTATGCTCCAGCCATCAGAAGGCCGGAACACAAGCCAATCATGCAGATTAAAACTGGCGTTATTGAACCACTGACCGCTTTCATCATTAAAAGCAGCCGGCCCCATGCCAACTAACAAGCCAGTTTTGCCTTGAAATTGGTCTTCTGAGCGCATCGAATCAGAAAGATACAAGCCGCTCTTAGTTTTTTCTGGGCGCACATAGACGGCGACAAGAATCTGATTGTTGAATATTTCTATATTGGACAGATCTCCAAGCTCTTTTAAAATCTTTTCTTTTGGATCAATCTCATGATCCATCAACATGGCTGACATTATGGGTTCCCCTTTCGTTAGTCTCGCGCTTTACCGTTACATATGGCGTCTGCTTCAGCCATATATTCAATCGCGAGGCGCAAACCCGCGATCTTCCCAGCAATCTGCCGGTATTCTTCATGATCTGAGATTAAACCAAGAGACATATTCTCTTTCAGTCTTTCGATTTCGATCTCAATAAGTTTTTTGAGCTCATGCTCAAACATATGGGTTCTTGTATACGTCGCCACAACCAGCCCCTTTCACTGGTCCCTTTAAATTTAATGAGGCCGGCCGTCATAAAGGGGGATGACGACCGACCCCGATCGCTGCAATTACTTGCCGCGAGCTCTCTGTTTCCTTTCGATCTCAGTCTTTTCTAGACGACCGGGACCGGAACCAGCACCCGCATCCATGTCCTTATAGGAACTGTAGACCTTGCCGCCAGCCTTACGCGCAGGCGCGTCATGATGCTTCTTGGCGATATCAGTTTTCTGCAAACGGCCTTCGCCGCTGCCAGAGCCAGCCTGCATATCCTTGTATGAGCTTGCAATCTTGGTGATGCGGCCGCCAGCCTTCCGGCCTGGAGGCAGACCTGGAATGCCTGGCGTAGGAGCGCCTGGAGGGCCGCCCATAGGCATTGCAGCTGGAGGCGGAGCGCCAGCGCCTGGCATAGGCACAGGAATGTTTGCAGGAGCCGAAGGCATGCCAGCGGCCATATCCAACGCTGGAGCTTCTGGGCCAGCTTTGCGGCCAGCGGCGATAACGATGTTAATATTCGTCTTGCCCTTGGCGCGAGTGCGGCCGCCTGCTTTGCGTTCTGCACGGCCACCCTTCTTGTAGTTTTGATATTTTCCGGAACGCTCTGCTGCTTCAGCTGGTTCTGGCAACGAATCTTCTTTGTTTAATACGCGATTAAGAGCGCCCTTCTCTTCTTGCGTATAGTTAGCAGTTCCCATCTTTCCGACTTGGCTCATGTCGCTGCCGGTTTTTGGTTTGCCGACCATTTTTTCAAGAGCCGATCCACCGCCAGCGCGGCCAGTGCGGCCCTTCAACAAAGCTTTAATAGCCGATGATTCTTTGCCGCTAATGCGTTGGCCAGATCTATTTGATGAAGCAATCGCTTTGTTTACAGCATCTTCATTATATTTAGGCGAATAAACATTTTGCGAAGCTGTGGTTCTTTGCGGAGCTTTTGAAGCATCAACATCGCCGCCATCAGCCTTTTTAACCGCGCCGCCTTTTTTATAGTGGCCAGCTGCGCCGCGCGTTGGCTTAATAGGGTTAGAACCAACGATCGCTTTTGTGGATAGCGTCTCTTCTGCGGAAGGAATCTTGCTGCCTTTTACAGCGCCGCCGGCTTTAAAAGCGCCGCGCTTCATGTCTGCGCCAATAGCCTTTTTCGTATCGCGAGCGGCGTATGATTCGCCTGTGCCTTTGGACGATGGCTTCATAATTGGACGCGCGCCGGTCTTCATCTCAGTTTTGAGAGGAGGCGCTGGAGACCAATCCGCGCTGGAGACCTCTTGGTCTTTGTAATAGTCACCTGGGTTAGCGAGACGACGGGCTTTCGCCTTCATCTTATCGCGTGAGCTTTTAGCTAATTCATACATTCTTGTTCTCCGGCCGGATTTTTACGGGCGTCCCCGTCTCGCCCATCAACGGCGAAGTTTGGATAATACATCAAGTGGATCATCAATAACAGAGCCGCCAGCAGCGCGCTGGAACAGTGGCGCCGTGGCGAACGTCCAAGCGATCAAACGACGCGCAAAGTCATCGGCGTTTTCTTCCGTAAGCTTTGGTCCAGGGATAGAGCCACCGTAAGCTTTCGCTGGCTTTTTACTGGCGATGATCGTCTTGCCGGAAAGACGCACATCAGGGAACACTTGCTTGATCTCTTCGACATAAGAATGCGTTGGGCGATTCTCTTGCCAGCCATCGCGCGTCATGCGCGAGTTGCCGCTGTTCTTATCTTTCCCGTCGCCTTCATAAACTGTGAAGTAAGCTTTGCCGTCTGGCTTAATATGTTGATGGACTTGTTTAATGACATGCATACGAGCTTCTGGCTCCGCAATCACATTAAGCACATTTGCAACTGTTGCTGTATCTGCGGGTTCTTTCTTAAAGCCCTTCAATACAAAATCATTATGCTCTTTTGATCGATTGAAAGGATCGTAAACTTGGCTATCAACGCCATGCTCTTGCGCAAGATATTCTGATCCCTTGTCGAAAGCGCCACCGCCGTAATCTAGATTGCGGCTTCCTTTATTGCGTTCAAACGCTGGGCTATTAAACAATGCAGGGATCTGATTGCGTGATGTCTTGGCAGAATTGAACGCCTGATCAGGCATTTCATCTATGGCCTCAGCATCAGGAGAAAGTTGAATATCGTTATCTTCAACATCTCCGCCGTATGCTTTCTTTGGCGCTAATCTATTTTCAAGAGCTCGCTTTAAGGTGGTCCTTGCCTGTGGAGACAATCTTTCTAATTTATTTTTAGCCTCTTCATCGGACATTCTTGAAACTATTTCGTCATCAGATACGCGAGGCTGTGGATTGTATCCAAATTCATGGATAGAATCTGCATGAGTAAAAAGATCTCTGGCTCTAACCATTTTTTTTAATATCTTATATTCGCCCCCAAGAGTGGATTCTCCATGATCTTTTGCGTAGCTTCTTGTTAAAGTAACCCAATCACTTGGATTTATATTTTTAATAGAAGTATCTTTAGGAACCGCCCTATAAATTGTTACGAAGCTATTTGGCCGATTTACATAGGATATCGCCCTGTTATACCCTTCTCTATCGTAAGGGAGGCCATAATCTGCGTAATATCTAAATCCATTTGAGGAATATAAATCATCTGGATATAAATCATGCATTCTCCATAAAGGCGCGCCATTTTCTGGCCCTGGAGATTGATGCGAACCTTGATATTCATTTTTTATTCTTTGATCAAGATGCGGGATAGAATTACCAAAAGCATAAGCTGCTATTCCCTCATCATCCTTTTCTGGAATCTCTCCGCCTTCTGCATAACGGCGCTTGATCTTAATGTGCTTCGGATCAAATATGACGTAGTTATGCGAGCCGCTTTGCTCATCTTGACCGCGTGAGCCAGCATCAAGATAACGGATGCCGCGAATGCCAGCTTCTGCCAAGGCGGCGCTTGCTTTCTCAGGTCCACCAAGATGTTCAGCAAACGTCTTATATGCCTGAGAGCCCTTGCTTCTATCAAATAACCCAAGATATTCATGAGCGGCCTTATTGCCATACATCTCATGTATCATCTTATCTTCGTCATCTTTAATAGGAATAACAGATTTGTTAAATGCAGCTAGAACATTAGGATGCTGATCCTTTAGTGGCTTATCCCAATCAAGCAAATGTTCTTCTGGATGCGCATCAATACGAACTTCATACATATGACCGGAACCTATCTCTGGTTTAGAAAGTTCCGGTAAAACAATTTTATCAAGAATATTATTTTGTTTGCGATCTAAATTAGCGCGAATATGCTTTAGGTCAGACATATTGTTAATTTGAGAAAGATTACCCATAACTGTTTGAAAATCATCCTCATGATCTTTTGGTAATTTTTTTACAATATCTTTCCATCGATCAGATATTTCATCATTCCAAACTGTATCAACAGGCTTTCCCTTAAAATGCAAAGGAACATTGTCGGGATCAGTAAGAGAGTCTCTATAATACTTTGCTACATTTTCATTCCCAGCAAAATATAGTCCATGCCCATAAACTTGCGCGCCTTCGCCCGTGCCAATCTTGCTTATATCAAAATTTTCAAACTCATGCGGAGAACCGTGATAAGCTTCTACGCCTTCAGCGGAGACAGGCTCCTCAACAGGAGGTGGGCTAAATACGCGTCCCTCAAAGCCCTTAACAGGTGCACCGCCATCAGCCATCACTTGGCGACCGATATGCGGAAGATAATGCGTAGGATATTCGTCCTGCAAAATACGGCCTTTAACATCGCCGCCACGCGCCATTGGCTTGATGCTGACAGGATCAGCAAAGCTTGTGGTCTGATCCTTCAGATTATCATTAATGATTGATAGAGCGCGCTCAATGATGCGGGACATTATTCACCCTCAACAGGATTAATGTTTTTAGCCAACTGCGTTGCACGATCAGCAGCGCGATGATGCGAATCAAGAATGCGATCAGCTTCGCGGTGATCTGATTCCATCTGCATCTTATCTACGTTAAGACCAAGATCGGCAGCCTTTAGCTCTGCAAGTATGCGGCGCGTCTCTGCGTCCATCATCTTTGCTTCTGCGTCTACCTGGCGCCAAGGATCTTCGCCGCGTGGCGCTTCTACGCCGCTTTTAGCTTGCGTCTCTTGCAACTTGGCTTGCGCAAGGATGCGCTTGGTCTCTGCATCCATCAGACGCGCTTGGCCATCGACTTGCGACTCCTGGACCGAAGCCTGGGCTACCGCCGTTTTGGCGTCTGCCTCCTGCTTCAAGATCTGAAGCTCTGCCATCGCCTTCTGAACTTCCGGCGGGACTTGTTGCTGCGTCTCAGCCGGAACCATAAACTGTTCTGGGTTGCTCCAGCCCATCGCCTTCAACGCCGCCATGTCGATCGCCTTTGGATCATACATAGCTGGATTTTGTTGCTGCAATTGCTTCAACGCCATGATCTTCATGACGCGCTGCGTATGACTTGCCGTGTTTGGATCTGCTTGCGGAACAAGCTCGCAGTCATTGACTGCTTGCATGAAGATAGCTTCGCTCCATTGAATTGATGGCTTGCGGCATTTCTTCCAGAAGCTTTCTGGATGTTCGCGGAAGCAGCGCACAAGCAACTGGAACTCTTCTGCCTGCGAAGCATGCATGCGCTTGTGAACTGAGTTGAGAACCTTCGTCGCCTGATCAATCAACGCAATCGTTGTTCCGACAGGCGCATCGTTGCGCCCTTCGCCAACAGCAACTTCAGCCGTGCCGCCAACGCGTTGTCCCGTCTCAACAATATTAGTGACAAGGTTCATCAAGCCTGCTCCAGCCTCTTTGTAAGGCAATGGCATAATGGCCTGATTGATTGGCATGCCGCCCGTCTTAACTAACGCCCCACCGCCCGGCGGAACGCGGAATATATTCGTATTCTGACGCGCGCCAGTATCCGCCATAAGGAAGCCGGGGAAGTTAGCATACATGCCGGCATCGAGCATCTCGCGCCAAGCGGCAGTAACCGCGTTTGTGGTATTACCCAAAATATGAAGTAAACCGATATCGTAAAAACCCATACCAGGAACAAAAGTATATTTGATAAAATTGTTTCTGGACTCAGGCAGTTCGTCGCCTTCTTCTCCCGTTGGCTCATCGTAGTTCCTCACTATTGAGAGGATCTCTCGCGAGCTCACATCGATCGTTACGCGATACGGAATTTCGAGGCCAGTTTCTTTCCCCTTATATTTGTGCTCGAAGCCCGGTATGTCGAGCTCACAATAAATCTCATAGATCTCCCGGTCGCGATCGTCCGGGTTCATCGAATCAATCGAGATACCTTGAACGTCTGCCTTCTGGCGTTGCACCTCATCGGCCTGATATTGATTTGGCGTTGTCAGATCAATGTCGCGATAAACGCCAAGGATCTGCAATCTGCGCACAGTTGACGGGCGCATGAAGACGCGATGCGTTATGCGCTTTGCGTCGTCTAGCGTCGTCGCCGCATTGTTAACGATCAAGTCATCAGCATCGACCGTCTCGCTTACAGGTCTGCCGCGCAATGGGCAGAAGTAAACTTTTTTGAAGGCCGTGCCGCCAAAGCCAAGCATGAAAAGCATGCGGTCAGTATCAGGATAATATTCTTTGGCTACCGCCGTCAGATACTGATTAAGATCGTTCTCCAACGCATCAGCAAGCTGTTGCTGCTCTGGCGAATCTTTATCCGCATCATCGCGAACCTTCACAGGACCGTCAGTTGGAAGCAACTCGCTGCGCGCATTGGCTTGGAAGCGGAGCACCGCTTCAAGTAGCAATGGATGGCGAACGCGGCTCATGCCTTCAACAGGCGCACCGTCAACGGCGCCCTGCAAACCTGGTATCTCAACCTTCAAGCCCAAAAGCTTCATGCCTTGGGCGCGGTCTTCAATCCAATCCTGCCTGCTATCTAAGTCATCGCGAACGCCGCGAAGCAGATCTTCTGCAATGCGGCCAAGCGTTGCTTGGTCTATGTCTTCAACGAGATTGCCAAACCACTCTTCTGCGCGAGCGGCATCTGAATCGCCATCAAGCGAACGGCCATCAAGCGATACCGTGATGGAGCCGTCATCATGCTCAATCGTTAAGATCTTGCCGCTCTCATCAGTCTTTGGCTTGTCCGGCCCCTCTTCAATCTCAACCATCAGATCTTCAGCGGCGCCAAGCCCTGCCGGTGCTTGCTGCTCTTGACGAATATTGTAGGGCAAGCCCGGCGTCATCGGCATGATCAATCAATCCTTACTGTGGTGGCCCAATCATTAGCCATAATGTCATCAACCGTTGGCTCCCAAGGAACCATCGCGCCATCAGCCAATCGTTTATTGATGTTATAATCATCACCTGGGACGGGAGGATCTCTGACGACGTAAACGGCTGGATTACCCCAAGCCTCGCGCGTCATTGGCTGACCCCACTTGATCAGGTCAAGAGCCTGCGAAAAATTCATTCGCTTTCCTCATTTTTGTCTGCAATCAGCTTGCCAATTTCTTCAACGAAACGGTCGAGACCTTCGCGCGCGGCCATATTATCATCTCGCGCAGTTATTTCATAGATACGCACATAATCGTGCGGTTCCTTGCCCCAGACTTCTACTTTGAACTTTCCCAAGCCTTTGCCGTGGGCTGGCGGCGCGTCGATAATATCGACCGTCGCATTGCATAAAATGCGCATTGTCTTTCCTATTAAACGGGATAGAGCGGCTCCGGCGGAGCGCCTTGATGTAATCTACTTTGATCAAGGTCCGCCGTCCATTCAGCATTGCGCACGAGAAGGCCAAGATCGCGCAAATGCTTTAGCGCCATGCTTGTGGTGTCTACTAAGTCATCGTGCTTGCCCTTCGGGAAGACCGCCAGCTGATTGATGACCATTTCAGACCACGATCGCTTTGGCGCGCAGATCAGTCCTTCAGCAAAGAGATGCTGGATCGAATAGAGGCGCGCAAGCTTGTCTTGTCCCTTGGGATCGATCAGCTGAACGCCGAAGTCTTCATGGCCGTATAGCCGGCGCATCTCCTGGGCGATGCTGATACCAGAAGCTTTGTTCTCGATCAGCAGCTTGTGGACGCCGTAATCATACATCGTCTCTTGAACTTTCTGAACAAGATCGTGGAACTCTAGGCGCTCTGCCCACGCATACATGAGCATGACCTTGGGGTGCTCTTGCGTGTAGGTTCGCTCAACAGCGGCCATCATCTCGCCGTCAGATGTGATCGATCGAGTTATTTGCGCGGTCTGATCGCCTCCAGACCAAACGCCCCAAACGGTCATGGCGGATGGATCGTTCTCAGCCTTGGTCGTATAGGCGCCATCGACGGCAGCAATGATGAAATCAAAAGGAGGATAAGAAGCGCGCTTCCATTCCGGTATCCATTCGCGCTTGATAACGCCGCCAGTTCTAGGACTTGGCAATTGCTGGAATTGAGCAGCTGCCGCCCACGGCCCCATGATGAGCTCATCGCGCGCAACAACCTCTTCTGGAAAGCGATCGGGGAAAAGGAGCTCTCCCTCCTGCTTGCGTGGATCTTCAAGGCCAAGAAGCGATGGCTGCGCCCTGGAAGGGTCATAGCGCATGGGCAGCATCAGGTAATCGTATGGCAAATCCCGGTCCAAGATACTGCCGATGATGTCGTCTTCAGCCAGCCTTTGCTGGATAACCACGATGGCTGACTGCTTTGGATTAACGAGCCGCGTCGGGATTGCCTCGAAGAACTGTTGATTCGTAGTATCTTTGATTTGTTGAGAAGCGGCGTCAGAGACCGACAAGAGATCATCAGCAATAACCCGATCTGCACGGGCGCCGGTTATTGAGTTGATGGCGCAGCATTGGCGAAAGCCAGTAAATAGATTCTCAAATTTCTGCTTCTGATTCTGATCTTTCGCGAGAGGCACCGGCCATCGCTTTTGATACCAATCTGATTCGATCAGCCGGCGCATTTTGAGACCGTCGCGAATTGCAAGCTCTTGGCTATGCGATACGCAAATATACCGCATGTGCGGAAGCTTACATGGCCCCCACTCGAAAGCCGGCCAGAAGACGTTAACCATAAGCGATTTCATAGCGCCCGGAGGCACGGCAATCATTAGCCGGTTATACGGGGAGCCATCCTCAAACTCTTCTTCAAACGTAACGGCCATCAATGATTCGGCAATGTAATCGATGTGCCAGCCATGGACATATTCGGCGCCAGGTTCGATGACATGCCAGGCGCGCCTAATGAACTCAACGAGATTGCCGTCGCAAGCTTCTCGATCGTCGGAGATACTGAGGCGCTCTAAAAGATCATCAGGATCTTCGCCCATGAATATGTCATTGGGCGAGACATGCTTATTCATCGCATTCCCCTCAATGCGTCGTCTTCTGCGACCAGCATGTGTTACCGTCTTGCTCTGCCTGCTCCATACTGGAGACGACAACCATCATGACGACGGCGAGCGCCTGATCTGCGCTCTTGCGGCTCAGAAAGCCTTCTGAAATCACAAAAGCAAGAACAGCAGCTAAAGCTTGCAAAGCCTCCATTGGATCGTTGGCAACTTCGTCAACGGAGCCAAGCATCTTATTCGCAAGATCCTCAATGCGCTCCCTGGCATCAGGCGCCAGATCGTTGTGAGGATCGCTGATGTTAAACATTAGCTGCTCATTTCGATGCAGCCTTGGCCGCCATGATAAGATCGCGCAAGGCGTTGCGCTGCTCCGCCGACAGTGCGTCAGTGTCAACTTTGGTCTGCACCTGGACCGCGCCGCCATTGGCGCCGGTGAGCTCAGTCACCTGCTTTTCGGTATAATCATCGCGGAACCTGGACGCCACGCTTTTGAGCCAAAGCTGCGCGTTGAAGTTCCGGTTATCCATGTTTTGCTGGGCCGCATTCTCCCACCAAGTCTGCGAATGCGCCTTGGCGCGCGCGAGTGCGGTGGAGAAATCTTCGTGAGCGGCCGCCCAATCAAAGATCGACGCCTTATCAACATCGAAGTGTGAAGCCATCTGCGCAATACTTTTACCTAGCTTGCCAAGCTCAATTATTTGCTCGCAATACTCAGGTTTATATTTCGATGGCCTTCCGACAGGCCGCTTTACTTTGGCCGTTTCACTCATGTCCAAACCCTAAGTTGAGGCGACTATATCACAAGCCGCCTCAATTGTTTACTTTAAATAAAATCGTCCTCTTCAACGACTACCGCCGCTTTATTTGTGGCAGATCTTATCGCGGCTGCTCCCAAGGGGGTCGTCGCCAGCATCCCCAGAGCATCCATATAAGTCGCGAGAATAGCTTGCTCCTCTGCGCGCTTCTGGGCGTCTTGCTTTCTGAGGGCGACAACCTTTTTGATAATCTTTGGATCAAACCCATTACTTTTGGCCTCTGCATAAACCTCTTTGATGTCTTCCGCGATTGCCGCCTTTTCCTCTTCGAGCTTCTCAATTCGCTCAACAAGGGCCTTAATTTGGTTATTTGTCATCAATATCTCCATTTATCTGTTTGCATATATATTCAGCAAACAAGCGGCAATAGTCGCATGTTTGCTCGCATCGATCGTCTGAGATTGCGCCTGCGAAGTTATTATTTTCATCAATCTCAATGTTAAATTTACAAATCGCAGTAGCGACAATATCTCTTAATTCGTTTTTCATTGCAAGGCGTCCTTTTTTTAGAAAATGAATTATTTTTCAAAAAACAGCAAATAATGAGTGGGAGGGGGTTTACATCGGAAGTTTCTTCCGCTATAGGTATGAACATTGAAATTGAGATTGATGGAGAGACAAAATGGAATACTTCTTCTACTCAGATAAAGCAGCCCGTCACTTCCTTATTCGTCATGATGTTCCATGTGGAGCGTCACTTGTTCAGTTAGATACGGGAATGTGGAAACTTCTTATCAACTTAGATTAATGGCTGGGGCTTCGGCCCCTACCACCCCTTAACTTTATGGAGATTGATATGGCTACTGCAACATCCTACCTCTACATGATGGATACCGATTGGGTTGTCACGATCGAATATAAAATCACATCACATGGTGCGGCTGCTACCTACTGGGACCCAGCGGAAGACGTAGAATGGGATATTGAGAAGATCTGGATTAGCCAAGACTTAGGCAGCAAGATTATTCGCCCAGAGT